ACAACCGCTAACACATACATCGTTTATGAGTAACATACACGTTTTAAATCTATCTGCCTACACCGCTCCTACAATCGAAGAGAGTAAGAGAGATGCTTGGGTAAATTATGATGGTGCAGACGGAGGCAGTTACTATCAGTTTTTGATTGATAGATACACGAACTCCACTACAAACAACGCTATTATAAACAACATCTCACGCCTTATCTACGGAAAAGGGTTGTCAGCTACTGACGCTAATAAAAAGCCTAACGAGTATGCTCAAATGATGACTTTGATTTCTAAGGATTGTTTGCGTAAGATTGCTTTAGACAGAAAGTTGTTTGGTCAATTCTCTATCCAAGTACATTACAACGACAAGCACGACAAGATTCTCAAGGCTTATCATATTCCTGTAAACTTGATTCGTGCTGAAAAATGTAATAAAGACGGAGAGATAGAAGGTTACTACTACTCTGATGATTGGTCAGACGTAAAGAAATACGTACCTAAGCGCTTCCCTGCGTTTGGATTTGGTAATGAAAAGGTAGAAATCCTATTCTCTAAACCTTATTCAGTAGGAATGAAGTATTATGCCTACGTTGACTATCAAGGTGCAGTTCCATATGCACTATTGGAAGAGGAAATTTCCGACTACCTAATCAACGAGGTTCAAAACGGATTCTCAGGAACTAAAGTGGTAAACTTCAACAACGGAGTGCCTACATTAGAACAACAAGAAATCATCTCTGCAAAGGTGTTAGGCAAGTTAACTGGTAGTAAAGGTCAGAAAGTAATCGTAGCGTTCAATGACAATATGGATACTCGAACTACGGTTGAGGATATTCCACTTAATGACGCACCTGAACATTACACATATCTTTCGGAAGAGTGTTTACGTAAGATTATGCTTGGACACAACGTAACATCTCCGCTTCTTTTCGGGGTTGCTTCTACAAACGGATTCTCGTCTAACGCTGATGAACTTGAGAACTCGTTTATCCTTTTCAATAATATGGTGATTAAGCCTTTTCAAGAGGAAATTATTGACGCTATTGATAAGATGTTAGCCTTTAACAATATCTCACTTAACTTATACTTTAAGACTCTTAAACCGCTTGAGTTTGTAGACTTGGAAAATGCTATGACTGAAGAGCAAGTTGCAGAGGAAACAGGAACTGAGCTATCGAAACACGAAGCCTTAGATAATGAGATTGCAGATGCACTTATTGACTTAGGAGAAACCCCTAACGAGAATTGGCTTCTAATAGACGAATATCCTGTGGACTATGACTTAGATGACCAAGAGAATGAAATGCTCTCTAACGAGCTAAAAAGCACTTTATTATCGAAAGTATATAACTTCGTAACTACAGGTTCTGCACGTCCTAACGCAAAGTCTGAGCAAGACGAAGTAATTGACGGAGTAAAGTTCATTACTCGCTATGTATATGCAGGTGAGACAAGTTCTAAATCTCGTCAGTTCTGTCAGAAAATGATGACGGCAGGAAAGATTTATCGCAAAGAGGACATTTTACAAATGGGCAACCAACCTGTAAATGCAGGATGGGGTGCTAAAGGCGCTGCTACTTATGACGTATGGAAGTTTAAAGGCGGTGGCAATTGTCATCATCGTTGGAATAAACAAGTATATGCAAGTTTTGAGGGGGTAGGCATTGATGTAAACTCTCCTAAAGCTAAACAAATCGCAGGTGCAAAAGCAGAGAAGTTCGGCTACACTATCAAGAACGATAAACTTGTGTCTACACGACCAGTTGATATGCCTTACAATGGCTTTTTACCTACTAACCCTATTTACGGCAAGAAATAATGGCAACGGCACTACTAATCACAAGAGACGACATAGTTCGTTTTACGGCAGTCAACGGCAACGTAGATACTGACAAGTTCATTCAGTTCGTTAAGATTGCTCAAGACATCCATATACAAACCTACTTAGGTACTAAATTACTTGAGAAGCTACAAGCGGATATTATCGCAAACACACTTACAGGTAATTACCAAAGCCTTGTAGAGACGTATGTAAAGCCTATGCTGATACATTGGTCAATGGTTGAGTATCTTCCTTTCGCAGCGTATACAATCGCTAACAAAGGCGTTTACAAACACTCGTCTGAGAACGCTGAAAACGTAGAGAAAAACGAAGTAGACTTTTTATTAGAGAAAGAGCGTCAAATTGCTCAACATTACACGGAGCGTTTCATCAGTTATATGTCTTTCAACCAAGATTTATTCCCTGAGTACAATCAGAACGTTGACCAAGATATGTACCCTGACACTACGAACAATTATACCAGTTGGTTTATATGAAAAAGAACAGACCAAAGGGTTTAAAGTATAGCCCTAAAAACACGAATGTAGAGAAATTACGAATCTATTTAAGCAAACAAGAAAATGGCAAATAGCAACGGATGGGGAGATGGCGCAGCGAACAACGCAATAGGTTGGGGTCAAGGCGCAAACAACGCAATTGCTTGGGGTGATTCTCACGCTAAATCTTGGGCAGGTGCTACTGACATTGTAGGGCTTACTACTGACCCTGCGGCTTCAGCATTTATTACGGCTACGGGAATCACAGGAGCTACTCAACAGGCAGCGATTGACAACCTTGTCAAAGGACTAAAAGCAGATGGACTATGGTCGAAGATGAAGGCTGTGTATCCGTTTGTTACTGATAATAGGAACTTGCTTGGGTATAGTGAGGATTTTGGAAATGCTTATTGGAGTAAGGTAAATACATCCATAACTGCAAACACCATTAACTCACCAACAGGGACATTGACCGCTGATACCTTACAAAATTTATCAACAGGTGGATTTGGTGCGTACTTATCTGCTGCTGCAAATATTGCTTCTCCTGCTAATACATATACTCAAAGTTATTACGCAAAAAAGAATAATAATGATTGGGTTGGAATGTATACAAGTGACCAAGGTAGCAATTACGCAGTTGCTTGGTTTAATGTAAATACAGGTGTTGTAGGCACAGTTTCAGCAGTAGGAAATTTTACATCTGCTACTTCATCAATTACAAATGTTGGTAGTGGTTGGTATCGTTGTTCTTTGACATTCACCAAACCAAGTAGTGCGAGTTCAGATTCTTCCATTATAGTTCCTAATTCAGATAATACATTCAATAGAACATCAGGTCAGAATTTATATCTATGGGGCGCACAACTCGAACTCAGCTCAACTGCTACAACCTACCAACCAATCGCAACCACACAACAAGCATACATCGCATCACAATTCAAATTCAACCTTGTTAATCCTGTTGACTCAGACGCTGCTTTCAGATTAGTATTCAACGGAGGTTGGACGCATTCAAGTAATGGGGCTACTCCTAATGGAACGAATGGGTATGCTGATACGAAGTTAGTACCTTCGTCCGTGTTATCGTTGACAAGTGGACATTTAAGTTACTACTCAAGAACAAATGCAATATTAAATGGGTGGATGATGGGTGCTGAAACTACACCTGCGGATAGAATGCAATGGGTAGTTAGAACAGATGCGTTAGGTGCTTACTATGGAAGATATGCTTCTAATACTATTGCAACTACAAACGGAACTACGTCGTTAGGTTTATCGATTATGAACAGACCAAATGTAAATAACTTAAAATTACATCAAAATTCCTCAATAATAAATACTACTGTCTACGCAGCAAATACCTTACCTACAATTGCATTGTTTCTAGGTGGCAATAATTCATCAGGTACAGGGAATGCTTTTAACAATGCTCAAAATGCTTTTACTTCAATCGGAGACGGCTTAACCGACACCGAAGCAGTTAACCTATATACACGAGTTCAAGCATACCAAACCGCACTTTCAAGAAACGTATAATGAAATTAGCAGACATCACAACCGAAGACATCACCACCTTAGTCGGACTATTGACTGAGGTGCAAAAAGACGAATTAGTCGGAGTTTACTACTCTGCTGATTCTATCTACAATCCTATTCAAGATATAGACGATAATTGGGTCATCTCAACTGAGGAAATGATTTACACCACTAACGAAGATACGTTGTGGGTAAAAGACCTTGATTTGATTCCGTATATTGCTAAACCAACACCATCTCCTTTCTAATGACTGAGTTTGTTACCATTGTAAAAAAATACGGAGTAACTGGTGTTCTTTGCTTATGGTTGTGGCACACGGATAACCGATTAAATAAAGTTGAAACTGCGCTTTACGATTGCTACAAAGAGCAGACTTTTAGACAAGCTACGAAAACACGAATAGACCTACCTGAAAAACTTTTAGCCGTATTGCCAAATGATAAAAGAACTAATAAACGAAACTCTAAAGCCTAACGGCAAATGGTCAATCAAAAGACTGTCTGCTTTTACGTCTTTTTGGATTGCGGTTCTTTACGCTATTATACCACTATTCAAGCCGTTTAAAGTTCACGAATTTGTATTTGTCGGGTTACTTACTTACTCGGCTACTGCAATAGGTTTAACTGTATGGAGTAAAAAAATAGACAAATGATAACAACTGCTCAAGCCTTAGCAAAATACGGACAACCTAACGAAACGGGAACGTATCTAACTACAATCAAACTACCCTACCCAATGCGTATAGCTTGGGATACTAAGACAATGGTAACAAAGATGCGTTGCCACAAACTTGTCGCAGATGCGTTTTTAAACGTGTTTAATGAACTTTTAGAGGTCTACGGGTATCAACGCCTTGTCGAACTCGGAATAGACCTTTACGGTGGTTGTTTTAACTTTCGTAAAATGCGAGGCGGTACGTCTTGGAGTAAACACGCTTTTGGAATTGCTATTGATTTAGACCCTGCACGTAATACTCTAAAAGAGACAAGTAAGACTGCACGCTTTGCACGTCCTGAGTATAAGCAAATGATTGACATTTTTTACAAACACGGATTTATTTCACTCGGTAAAGAAAAGAACTATGACTGGATGCACTTCGAAATTGGCGGTTAGTTCCGTTATTTTGTCGCTTTTATTGGCAATACTTGCGACATCTTGCTCGGTAAATTACCATTTGCGCAAGGCGACAAAAAAAGGTTATCGTTGCGAAGAGGTTGCCGATACAATTACAATAACTTCGGTAGACTCAATTCCGTACGTTTTAAGGGACTCTATTATATGGGAAAGGGTATTAGTCCAAAAAGATACAATCGTTCGTTACAAGCGTTCTTTCGTGCCTCAAACGCGATTTGAGAAACGTATTGAGTACAAACTAAAGCGAGATACCCTACGAATGATTGAAAAAGTAGAGGTAGTCAAATGGAAAACCGAAAAACGTAAAAATACTAAACCGAACATATTATTGTTAGTTTTAGGATTTGTAGTAGGTATGATAACCAACTGGCTACTGCGCAACTTTAAAACAATTCTATGAGACAAACACGCTATCGCTTAAAATCAGATGAGGTAGAAATCATTGAACAATACAGAGCGATAAAAAAAGAATCTAACTCACTTGGGTTAGATGACAAGGACGTAAAACACGGATGGATAAAATCTAAGCAGGCGTCATTATTCTTTAAGAATCCAAACTTTAACGGGCAGCAAGATAAGTTCAACGAGTTCAAAGATGAGTTGTTAGGAGAGATGGCGAAGCATAGTCCGTTTTATCCTACGATAACACGAACTCAAAGCGAAGAAGGACACTTGTTAGTCATAGACCCTGCTGACATCCACATAGGAAAACTATGCGATGCGTTTGAAACAGGCGAGGACTACAACTCTCAAATAGCCGTACAACGTGTTTTAGAAGGTGTACAGGGCATTTTAGACAAGTCCGCAGGCTTTCATATAGACAAGATTTTATTCGTTGGTGGAAACGATATTCTA